TGGCTCGTAGACCGCTTAGAAGAATTAGTAAAAAAACACGTCGGCCGCATAGTCCTAGACGGCTACGGCCCGGCCGGGTTGCTCGGCGACGAACTCGAAAAACGGAAACTACCAGTAACCCGTTACACAACTCGCGACGTCACCTACGCCGCCAACGCCTTTTATGACGCGCTTATCGAGCGACAAGTAACAGTACGGCCGGCACCGGAACTAGACGAGGCAATAGCGGCGGCACGTAAAAAACCGGTCGGTTCGGGTTGGCTATGGTCACGGCACGACCCGGCCGCCGACCTTTCACCGTTACACGCCGCAACGCTCGCATATCACGCCGCACGAACAAAACAGATTACTAAACGTCGCCCGATGGTACTATAAGACTATGGGAATTTTTAACCGTCGGAAAACCGAGGAACGCGCCGCCGAATTCCCTTTCGTGTTGCCGACCGGTAATTACCTACAACCGTTACAAGGCCCGATGCAGGTGTCGACGTCTACGGCGCTTACGTTGCCGACGTTGTACCGGTGCGTACACCTCATTGCGGACAGTATTGCCAGCCTACCGTTAGCCGCATTTCGTGAAGGCCAACGCGTACAACCCGCGCTGCCTATCCTCATGCAACCCGACCGGCAATCAACACGCGTAGACCTACTAGGCTCGGTCGTACTATCGCTACTTATTGACGGTAACGCCTACCTTTTAGTCGGCGACCGTGACGCCCTCGGCTACCCTCGGCAAGCCGTCGTATTAGCAACCGACGCCGTACACCTCTCAGCCACCGCAGACGGCGAAATAACCTACAAAGTAGGCGGCACCACGTACACGTCCGAGGACGTCCTACACATCAGAAACCTAACGCTACCCGGCATGGCTCGCGGTATGTCAATACTTGAATACCAGCGCCGCACCCTCGGCGGAGCAATGGCCGGCGAAGATGCCGCCGCTAACGTGTTTGATGCCGGCGGTCTACCCGTAGGCGTGTTAGAAGTTGACGGCGAAATAAGTCGCGACGAAGCCGACCAACTTAAAACCGGTTTCGTAGCGGCTAACGGTGGCCGTAACCGGGCGCCCGCCGTACTTGCTAACGGCATCACCTATAAACCGTTATCGTTCTCGCCACGCGACCTAGAACTATTAGACTCTCGCGAATTCTCACAACGCGCAATATGCCAACTGTTTGGCGTGCCACCGCACCTAGCCGGCGTACCGTCATCGGATAGTTCGACGTATTCGTCGGTTACGCAAGATTCTATTAGTTTCGTTAGGTACTGTTTACGGCCGCTACTTTCAAAAATTGAAGCGGCGTTTAGTACCCTTTTACCGCGCGGCCAAGAAGCCCGATTTATTTTAGACGACCTCATTAGAGGCGAAACCCTTACCCGGTTCCAAGCGTACGAAATCGGTTTACGTTCCGGGTTTCTCACTATTGACGAGGTACGACGCCTAGAAGATATAACCGGCACCGCCACAACCGAACCCGAGGTAACAACGTGAGCAACGTAGAAACACGATACGTAGAGTGCGAAGGTTTCGAATTCCGAGAAGATGACGACGGCCACCACCTAGTAGGAATCGTCGCACCGTTCGGCGCAATGTACGACGCCGGCGGATATTTGGAACGGTTCGCACCGTCAGCGTTCGACAAAACAATTAAGGAACGCGGGCAACGTATCCACCTTTTAGAGCAACACGCAACCGACCGGCTACCTATCGGCCGAGCCGTACGATGGGAAAAAACACGCGACGGCCTTATCGCCGATTTTGTTTTAGCAAGAACCGCCCGAGGCGACGAGGCTTACCAACTGGCCGTAGACGGTTTCGTAAACGGCCTTTCGGTCGGGTTCGTACCAGTACGCACCCGTAACGACGAACACGGCGGCCGTTCCCTACGTACCCGGCTTGAAGTCAAACTAGACCACGTAGGACTAGTGCGTAACCCGGCATACGACGAGGCACGCCTAGTATCTGTACGCGAATACGACCCGGACGACGACGAACAGGTACCACGCTTAGCGCAATGGCGGCACCGTTTCGGAATTAACGAGACCAACGCATGAGCGCGTTCGCCGTATCAGTAACCGACACCGCAACGCTCGTACTCGCCGCGGATTCTATTAACCGCGAAGTATTCCTATACGTCAACAGTAATAACACCTTAAACATCGGAAGTTCGGCCGACGTCAGCGTCGCCGAAGGGTTCCCCGTTGTGAAACATACGGCACCTATTGGCGTCACCCTCGGGCCGGGTGCGCCACTCTACGCGATATGCGAGACCGGCGTAACTGTTGACTTGCGGGTATGGGCCGCCGTTGATTAAACACGCATTAACTAGCCGAGTTGTATATACTCGGCCATAGACCGCCGCCGAGCCGCCGCTATTCGCACCGTATCCGGCACCGTCGATAGTAAAAGCACCGACGAAAGGAATACGCATAATGCGACTTTTAGACAACCTCATTAGCGAGCGTTCCGAAATCAGCGAAGCGGTCGAAACCATTTTGAACCGTGCCGCAGACGAGGCCCGCGACCTTAACGAAAACGAAGATACCAACCTCGCCGACTTGCATAAGCGGGCGCAGGAACTCGACAACCGTATCAGCGACTTGCGCGAAATTCAGGTCGGCAACCTCGCCGCCGCAAAACTTCGCGCCGAAGTTGCCGCCACCGACGACACCGAAGAAAGAGAAGCGCCCGCCGTGAACCGTGTAGAAGTTAAAGCGGAGCCGTTGACCTATCAAAACAACTCGCCACACTCATTCTTCCGTGACTCATACAACGCCGAGTTTTTGGGCGACACCGGCGCACAAGCCCGCTTGTCACGCCATAGCGACGAAATGCGAGTCGAATACCGCGATTCGGGTAGCGCAAACTTTGCCGGGTTGGTCGTCCCTCAGTACCTCACCGGACTGGCGGCACCATTCCTACGCGCAGGCCGTAACACAATGGACGTAGCGAACGCTATCCCGCTACCCGATTCTGGCCTCACCGTGAATATCAGCCGCATTACAACAGGCGCTAGCGCCGCGGCCCAAAATGGCGATAACGGAGCAGTTACCGAAGCATCACCCGACGACACGTTGCTTACCGTCAACGTTCGCACCTACGCCGGGATGGTCGATATCAGCCGCCAAGCGCTCGAACGCGGTACCGGTGTTGACACGTTGCTTAGCGCCGACCTCGTGAGCGCCTATAACTCGGCAGTTAACGCCGACGTTATTAACGGCGACGGCACCAGCGGTACACACCTCGGCATTTTGAACACGTCCGGTATCGGCGACGTTGACGTGGACGACGCCAGCCCAACCGCCTACGAAACATTCCAAAAAATTGTTAAGGCAATTGGAACCGTTACCGCGGCGCGATATGTCGAACCCGACGTAATCATTATGCACCCACGCCGGTGGGCGTACATTTCGGGCGGGCTTGATTCGTCTAACCGTCCGTTGGCAGGCGTCACCGCCGCAACCTCACGTAACGTTATTGCACTCGGCAACCCCGGCGCCTACGGCACCGCCGCCGGCGAAATTGCAGGCGTTCCTGTTGTCGTTGACGCAGGTATCCCGGTTAACCTCGGAGCCGGCACCAATGAGGACGCGATTATTGTTGCGAACCGTGCCGACCTCGTGCTTATGGAGCAGGCAAACAGCCCGCTTATGTTGCGTTACGAGTCGGTCGGTTCTGGCACGCTTACCGTTCGAATGGTCGTTTACGGGCCGTCAGCGTTCACGGGGGGCCGTTACCCCGGCGGTATTTGCAAGATTCAGGGAACGCTACTTAGCGCTACTCTCTAAATCGTGTTTCGTGGCTCGGGTCGTCATTTACCCTACGACCCGAGCCACACCCCACACATAGCGAGGTGTAATTATGGATAAAACAAAAGCGGCATATATTGCGGCAGGCGCCGACCCGGTACTTATCGGTAAAATGTTCACAATGCCGGCCGCACCAGCACCAGCACCCGAGCCGGCACCCGAGGCGAAAGCCGAAAAGAAACCGGTAAAGAAAACGGCACGTAAGGCCCGGTAATGGCGTATACGACTCTCGCATTAGTTAAAGCGAGTCTCGGAATACCTACCGGTACGACAACCGAGGACACCGCTATAACTGCCGCTATCTCAGCGGCCGACGCAACTATCGACCAGTATTGTGGCCGCACGTTTGAAACGTCCGCTACGACACGGGTTTATATTCCTCGGTCGTCACAAAAACTAGATATAGACGACCTTGCGTCGTCAACCGTCACAATTAAAACCGACGAAGATCAAGACGGCTCCTATGAAACAACGTTAGTAGCCGGCACCGATTACGTGCTAGTAGGGAACGCCGCACCGTACCGTGTCGTTACGAACGTTAACCGGGGTTGGCCGCTTTCTTTGTATGGCCGCCCAACGGTAGAAGTAACCGGCACGTTCGGATATGCCGCCGCCGTACCGGACAACGTGAAACAGGCCGCACTACTTTTAGCCGCCCGCCTATATCAACGGAAAGCGTCGCCGCTCGGGTTTCAAGCCGGCGCAATTAGCGAACTCGGCCCGGTGCGTATCTCACGGAGCGACCCGGACGTCGGCGCATTGTTGCACGGCCTCAGACTATTACCGGTTGCATAATGGCCGACTACGCCGCCATTAAAGCCGGTTTAGGCACCGTGCTAGAAGCCGCACCGAATATAAGCGTTGTCTATACCAACGCGCCCGAACTTATCGTAACGCCGGCCGCTATCGTGCTACCCGGCGACACCCCGGCCGAATATCATCAGGCCATGCAAGGGTTAACAAAATTTGATTTTAAAATAGTTGTTATGGTGCAACGTTTTGAATCGTCGTCGAACCTTTCACGACTTGACGAATACATCAGCGGCCCGAACTCGATAGACGCACTCATTAAAGCCGACCGTACGTTGGACGGTTCCGTATCCGACGCATACGTCGTACGTTGTAATACACTAGGGACTATGGGAACAGGCGACGACACCTATCTAGGTGCCGAATTCGATATAGAGGTATACGCATGAAATACGAAGTTATTAGCGGCCGCCTAAATCGCGAGCCGGGTACCACCGTTGACGAAACCGAACTAGCCGGTTTAAACGTTGACGCACTTATCGCCGGCGGTCACATTGCCGCCGTAGAAAAAAAGAAAGCGGCGAAAGCCGGCGACACTACAGAAGAAAAGGAAGGCTAAGCAATGGCCGTAATTAACCTTACCGATGCGTCGGTGACCATTAACTCGGTTGACCTCAGCGACCACGTACAAAGCGTTACGTTAAACTATGACGCCGACCAAGTAGAAGTAACCAGCATGGGCGACACGTCGCACAAGTTTACGGGCGGACTTTATAACGTTTCTGTTGACGTAACGATGTTTCAGGACTTTAGCGCGAGCGAAGTCGAAGCCTCGGTGTTCGACCTCGTAGGCACCACGACCACGGTCCTTATTAAGCCAACGTCGGGCGCAGTTGCCGCTGACAATCCGTCGTACACAATCGCCGATACATTCCTCAGCAACCACCAGCCCGTAGCCGGCTCGGTCGGTGATATGAGCATGGTAAGCCTCTCGTTCGTTGGTGGCACCATGACGAAAGCGA